ACAAGTAAGAGATGGTATTCGTGCAAAGGCAAAAAAGATTACAGGGAAAAACTTAGATGCATATATTAATGGAAGATTAGGTCTTATCTTTGATACAACTTCTGCAAAGTCAGGAAAGATTTCAAATTATAAGAAGATGTTAGATACATTAGGTTATGAATACAAAATGGTCTATGTCAATGCAAGTCTCAGTAATGCACAAAAAAGAAATGAGATGAGGGCAAGAAAACTTCCACCTGAAATCGTAGAAAAGGATTGGATGTCAGCACAAAAGAATCTAAAACAATTCAAGTCAATGTTCAAAAGTGATTTCATTGAAGTTAAGAACGATGATGATATAAGTTCCTTAGATGCAAAGGCAACAAAACTATTCAGTTACTTACAAGGTTGGTCATCTAAGTTCCCTTCAAATAAAATTGCAACTGCATGGAGAGAACAGGAACTATTATATAAATCAATGCAAGAACAAGCACCAAACACTAAAGATGCAATGGCACGACATAAGGCAGGTAAGGCAGGATTCTCAGATATTGCACATCTAAAAGCAAAAGGTATGATACCAAGGTCAGATGGTGAGAAGAAGAAATCACCAAAGTATGAGAAGTTAAACCCTAAAAAAGATGATGCAGGTGATTACATAAAAGATTTTAGAAAGTCTGATGCACCACAATTCAAAGGTAAATCAGATGATAAGATTAGGAAGATGGCTCTGGCTGCTTACCTATCAGCAAAAAAGGATAAATAGTTATTATGGATATACTAGACCAAAATATTGCAGAGGCAAAGAAAGTTGCACAAGATAAAGATGTAAAATCTCGTGATGGAACTCAACCTAAAAAATATTTTGACAAGAAAGGTGATGATAAACTTGCAAAGTCTACTAAACAAGATAGAGCAAGACACTTTGAAAAGGGTGCAAAGATGTCAGATGATAATCCAGATGCATACAAACCAGCACCAGGTGATGCAAAAGCAGAAACCAAACCATCAAAACATACAAAGAAATTCAAAAAGATGTTCGGAGAATCCGAGATAGAAGAGGGTTCAGCTGCCGATAAATCTCTACAAAAGAAAGCAGACAAATCAGGCATATCAAAAAGTATACTCAAACAAGTATACAATAGAGGTGTCGCAGCGTGGAGAACTGGTCATAGACCAGGCACAACTCCTGAGCAATGGGGACATGCACGCGTGAACAGTTTTATAACAAAAGGTAAAGGAACATGGGGTAAGGCAGACAAAGACCTTGCAGATAAAGTTCGTGGTGCAAGTGAACAAGTAGTTAAAGAAGACAATGTTGCAGTTAGAACTGCTCTTGCAAAGGCAAAACAAGTCGACCAAATGGAGAAGTTAAAACTACAACACCAAAAAGAGATTGAGGCACTTCAGGCAGAACACGAAAGAGAAAACGAAGGACTTGCTCAACAAAAAGAAAAAGAAGTCCAGAACATGGCAATTCAGAAACAAAGAGAGGCAGAGAGAAAGGCTGCCGAAAAGTCAAACACTTCTGAGTCAGTTGAAGAGGGTAAACTTGTTGCACCTGCACATCAAATCATAAAAACAGTTGCAAAAGAATTACAAAAGAAAATGGAAAACATGTATTCTAAGAGACCTTCTGATGGTGTTGGTCTAATCAATCAGTTTGCTAAAATGGCAGGCATGACTGTTTCAGATAAGAAACAGGCAAAAGGACAATTATTCCTTAGAATGGACATGCAAGAAGAAATGATGCCAGGTAAAGGTAATGTTTCTGATGATGGTGTTTGTGAATTCGGAAAAGATGAAACTAGAAAGAGATATCAAGCAGACACACCAGGTCAATCAACAGAAGACTATGTAAAAGAAACTGAAAAAGCATTCCACGAACAAAAACAAAAAACAAAGAAAAACTTTAAAGATGTATTTCAGAATCCTTTGAAAGGATATCCTGCAAACGAAGACTTTGAAGTAAAAGAAATTAAATAACATGAAAACTTTGAAAGAGGTTGCCATATCGGAAACTCTCCAAGATATGCAATCCAATCACATCAGCATATTAGATAATCCATTCAGATTAGGTTCTATGATGTATTTTGAATGCATCAAAGAGGCAAGACGATTGGTATCTGAAAACAAATATACACTAACAGAAGTAGACAAAAACATCTTAGAGACTGATATAGGGTCATTTGAAGTATATGAGGGTGAATTAGTGCCTTTAGACTGTCCTATGTTTGCAGAGGAAGAAGAGAAAGAACCTGAATTAAACAAACCTAAAAGAGGTGGTCCTAAGAAATACTATGTCTATGTAAAAGACGGTGATAAGATAAAGAAAATCACATGGGGAGATACAACAGGCCTCAAAGTCAAGTTAGATAATCCAAAAGCACGAAAATCATTCGCTGCTCGTCATAAATGTGACCAACAAAACGACAAAACAACAGCATCATATTGGGCATGTAGATTGCCTTATTATGCAAAACAATTAGGTTTATCAGGTGGAGGAGACTTTTTCTGGTAAACTATATACTTATATCATGGAAGAAAAGAGAGAATTATATCATTGTTATGCACAAGACAACAGACTAGCAGAAGTCTACAGGTCAGAAAAGGGTTTTGAAGTCGACTTATTAGAAGACGACATGTTTGTAGAAACAAGAAAAGTCCATAATCATTCTGAAAGTTACGCAGAAGATGTTGCAGACAATTGGTGTCAAGGTATTATTAAAATAGGAAATAACGGACATAAAGGTTATTACGGTTATAACGAGAAAACTGAAAATTATTATCCTGGATTAGATGATTAAACCTTACAAAGAAGAAATTTTAGAACAACAAGGAACAGGAAGAATGTTCAGAATTAGAACATTCGAAAGTGAAGTTGACGATACAGAACTTATCTGGCATAGAGATAAGAGAAGTAGAACAGTTCATGTATTGTCAGGAAATGGTTGGAAACTACAATTAGATGATGAATTACCAACAGAATTAGAAGTGGGTAAACAGTATTACATCATTAAAAATAGTTACCATAGATTAATCAAAGGGGAGAATAACCTAGTAATTCGCATAGAAGAGTAGGTTTCGAACTAAAATATATTATAAATAATACTATGAGTTATAAGTCAGAAAACTGGAAAGAAAAACTAGAAGAAGTGCGTTCACATGTAGCTCTGAAAGAGGGTTCTGTGGAAAAATCCGCAGACGATATTCTTAACCAAGAAATTGAAGAAGAACTAAAACTTTTTGAAGAAGAAACAAAAGAGATTGTTCTTGAAGCATCTTCAGGTGATATGATTAAGAAAGTTTTTAATACCAAGAGTGAAACAGAATCACTAGGTATTGCAAAACTTCTTAGTATGACTGATGTTAAAGTTGCACTCCAGATGCAGAAACAAAATCCGAATGGGTTTAAGAAAACAGTTTTTGCTATGGGTGCCGACAACAGCATGAGAGACTATATCAAAGATAAAGAACTTCAAAAGATGTTCAAAAAGGCAGGTGTAAAACCTTTACCTGAAGAACAAGAAGTTACAGAAGAAAAACTTTCAGTAGAGAGGACTATCGAAAAACTCACAGAAAAAAATATGTTAGGTCGTCTATCTAAGTCTTTAAGACTAGACGAAGAGGGCAAAGAAAAATTATTCAACTATTTTGATAAAGGGGAATTAGAACAATGAAATTTACATCATTAGGTTTATCAGACGACCTTTTAGAAGCATCTAAACAAGTCTTACAAAATTCAAAAGAATACGAAGATTTCTTTAAAGCATCTTTAAAGAAATTTGGTGTTGACTCACCTGCTGATTTCAAATCAGACGAAGAGAAAAAGAAGTTCTTTGATTACATAGAAAAGAACTACAAAGGTGAGAAGTCAGAAGAAGCAGAAGTCAAAGAAAAGGCCAAACCTGCAAAAAAGTTTATTAAACTTGGCGATAACGCTGAAAAAAAAAATCTAACGACTGAATCATCAAGAGCATATTACAAACAAATAGATGACCTTGCCAAAAAACATGGTGAAGAAGAGGCATTTATGTATAAATCACCTAATCTAAACAAAATGATTAGTGACCTTAAAAAGGTTATTGCAAGTGAAGTCAAGGCAGGTTTTAAAGATTCCAAAAAATATGGTGATAAAGTCATCAAACACTTGCAAAAGATGGAAGTTATGGTCTATGATGACAATGTGGTAATGACAAACAACATGCATAGTAAGTTCTCGAATGATTGGGAAGGAGATACAGCATTCAGAGAAGATATGGCATCAGTTATCATTAAACACGATGATATATTAGCACACGCAATATTCGGAGTATAACATGGCATCAATTTGGCAAGACCTCAAAGAACGAAAGATACTAGACAAAGATGGTAAAGTTGACCCATTAGGACCTTACGGTAAACAAAAACTTACAGGTCAAGAGGTTGCACAATACTTTAGAAAAAATAAAGTATCAGATGCCAAAGTCAAAAGAGCAGTAGAAGTTGCACTTGATTTAGGTGGTGCAGATACAATTGCTCGTAAAGAAATCAAAAAGTTTTTTGGTGATAGAATACTTAAATCAAAAGAAGTTCAGAATGCATTAAAATATGCCAATGAAGAAGTAACAGAGGGTTACAAAGACATCATCAAAATGTTTCCAAGAGATAATGATTGGAAAAAACTTATCACAAAACATAGAAAAAACCTTGATGACTTTCATAAAGGTAAAAAAGATTTAGATACT